CTTTGCCGATGAGGTGCGCCGGAGCGAGCCGCAGCCGGACGCAGATGTCCACCTTGCTCATGTCTCGCCGCTCCTGATCCTGCGTGTTATGCCCCTGCATCCGCTGCCGCGTCGATCAGTGCCTTGCCAAGCAACTTCGCCAACTGCGGCGACACGGTGAATCGAATGTCTCCGAAATGCTCCGCGCTGTCGGCGTCTGGTGTACGAATCTCAACGCAACCAAGCCCGTCGCTGTCTGGGCCGACTTGGATGCAAGCCCCGCAATCGTCGTCGTAGATTTTGCGGCTGAGCTCCACGCTGTATGCCATTCCTTTCTCCTTGTGAATCAACCCGGCTAACCACGCGATGCAGCGGACGAGCCACTGATCGCTGGCGTTCTCACTTCGCCTTTTCCATGAGCCACAGTATCGCCGCCTCGCCCGTCGTAACGCGGTCGTTCGCCTCCATGAACTTCTTGCACTCGTCCATGTTGGCCGCGTAGATGCCGATAATCGCGTCCCTCGTAGGCCGCGTCATTTTCACCCACTTGACCTGCGGCGTTGTCTCGGGGTGAATCAGGCAACCAGCGTAGTCATCCTGTACAGGCTTCGGTGTCGCCGGAGATGCGAAGTATCCAAGCAGCAGTCCAACGACCAGCGTGGCAACCGACAGGACAAATCCAAAAGGCGTCATGCAAACTCCTTTACGTTGAGAAACACTGGTTCTGTGGATGAAAAATGGGGATGCCCGGAGTCGAACCGGGATTCACGCCTGAAAAGGGAAGCACACCCCGCGCTGTCGCGGGGCTTGATTTCGCGTTCTACCGTTGAACTACATCCCCAAGCATTGATTGTCTCGCTCGTCCACAGAAACACTGGTTCTCACTTCAGCCGCTCCAGTAATCCGCGAAGCGTGGCCTTGAGTTGTGGCTTACACACCCATGTCGCTATCGCCAACTCAATCGCCTCCCGCTCCTCGTCGGTGAGTCTCGCTCGCTCCAGCGCATCCGCGAGGCGGTGGATCATGCAGTCCTTGTGCCACATATGGCAGCCGGCACTATGGGTGCTGACGCGGGCGGCTTGTTGGTCACGCCACTCACGGTAATCGGCCAGGATGTCTGCCACGTTGCTCTCCAGAATGGCGATCCCGGCGGGTTCTCGTCACCGCTTTATCAGTGCGGCCGATGCCCGCCGGGATCGCTGTTGCCACTCGTCGTTTGTTGCCTAGTTTTCGGTGACATTACGCAGTTTCGGTCGCCCCAATCGTATCCAATACGATACGAAAAGTGGTGCTTTTTTCTTACGACTGGGGCGTTACTTTCCGCCTCTAACGTCACTCAACAATCGTCCCGGCAGAATCGGGCCGCAGCGAGTCGTTGATTGCCGACAGTGCGTCAGCCCGTTCATGAGGGGCGAGGATTTTGTTCAGCACGCTGGCGATGTGGATGCCAAAGCACCACCCAATGCTCGCCTTTTCGTCCTCTTTCCATGCCATAGCCTCGTCACACCTGTCCTCCATCTGCTCCGCGTAGTTTTCGATGGAAACACTGATGCGGACAATCTTCTCGGCGTCTGCGTCAAACTTCATGGCGGGACTCCTTTCGCCCGCCATCGTACCGACCTGGGCAAACGAGTCTACGCCTGTTCCGGCAACCATCAAGGATCGCTTGATAGTTCCGGCACCAGATTAGTGTCGTCTAACGCCGCGCCGGAGGCACAAACAACGCCTCCAGCCCGGCCTTAACGTCAGGCCCAATCGCCTCCAGCACCTTCGCCTCAACCTGCGCCTGCGTGTAGTCGCCCGCCGCGTCGTAGGCAGCGCCGCTCCAGAGCGTGACGGGCTGCGGACAGGGGCGAATCCTCGCCACGCAGGACTTCCGCTTGGCGTTGTCAATGATGGTGATGTCCAGTTCCGTGAGCGTGACCGGCTTCTGGACGCGAACCTCGCCCGTGCTGCGAGTGATGGTCGGCGGCTGGATCGTAACGGGTTGCGGAAGTTGCATTGTGATATCTCCTATTAGCAGGACGGCGGTGGGTTGGGGACGAACGTGCCAGCCGTGCCGCCGTCGTTGCAGGCAGAGCCGGTGAACGTGGCGTCGCCAGCGACGACCCCAGTGAGGTTGACAGACAAGTCGTTGAACGTCGCGTTTCCGGAGACGGTGCCGCTGTTGTACGAACTGTCGTTGAACGTGGCGTCGCCGGTGACGGTGCCGTAGTTGTTCCACGCACTGTCGTTGAACGTGGCGTCTCCGGAGACGGTGCCGCCGGTGTTGTTTGAACTGTGGTTAAATGTGGCGTCGCCGGTGACGGTGCCGGCGTAGTTGTACGATGTGTCATTAAACGTGGCGTCTCCGGAGACGGTGCCGTAGTTGTTGTTCGAACTGTCGTTGAACGTCGCGTTCCCGTTGACGGTGCCGTCGTTGTACGAACTGTCGTTAAATGTGGCGTCGCCGGAGACGGTGCCGCTGTTGTTCGAACTGTCGTTAAACGTGGCGTCGCCGGTGACGGTGCCGTAGTTGTACGAACCGTCGTTGAACGTCGCGTTGCCGGTGACGGTGATTGCAACGAAGAGATAGAATGCGTAGTAATCAGGGTCATTTAACGTAAAGTTCACAACGGTCGGCGCACTGCCGCTGTTAGTGCCGCACGTTGCACTGAGAACAACGCTGTCGCCGCTAGTCGGCAGGGCAGACGCCTGCGTGGTGAACGCACCGCTCGTCCACCAGTTGCCGAGCGTGGCCCAGTCGCTATCGACCGCGCCGTTGAAATAGAGAGTTCTACCCTTTGCCAGCGGGCGTAATAGTCTCGGATTCATCGGCATGGTGAATGTCGCAAGAGTGGTGATGTGACGAAGGAGGGGTCAGCCCTTGGCCACAACCGTCATCTGGCAGCTGGTCCCGCCGGCAATGACGGGCACCACGTACGGGAATGAGAAGCAGGCGTCCGGCACGGGGTGGGCACCCACCGTGACGGCCGTGGTCACCGCGGAGCCATCGGAGAAGATCTGGAGGGGGGTCGCCTCATGCTCTGAGGCACCGTGCCAGGCAATCTGCGTGGCACCGCCCGTGTTGCCGATCAGAACGCCCGCCCCGGCCATGTGCTGGAAACTGAAGCGGGGGCTTGACGTGGCGGCAGAGCTGGCCGCCGTGACAGTGACCGTCTCTTGGAAGCGGGTGATTTCGATCATTTACCTTTCCTTTTCAGTGGGTGGGCCTGGCGGTTGATAATCATCTCCCGCAGCTCGCCGTCCTTCTTGCCAGGGTTCTGCTTGCGGTAGCGAGGCAGCTCTTCCTGGACGATCCGCTCATTCAGGACCGTCCTCTTGGGCGGCATGAGGGTGCCCTTGTGGGTCACGGCCCCCTCCACCGTCAGATTGCGAGCCCTCGCTACTCTCTTAATGTCCGCCGTGGAGTCCACCCACGCCATTGGGTCCCGGTGGGCTCGGCTGTCCGCCAGGCCGCCGATGTAGACCTTGCCGGCCACTGGGATCCCTGCTGCACGGGCCTCCCTGAGGATGGTGTTGGCCTGCTTCTTGGGCATGTCGTCCAGCCACTGCTGGTTCAGGCGGCCCTCCATAAAGGCCCTGTCAGAGCCTCTAGTGCCAGGAGGGGTCTGGGTGGCGCACATAAGCGCCCACCGCTCGCCGTGCGGCAGGGCCCGTTCGTATGTCTCGCAGGCCTCACGGCCCCGGCGGAGGACTTCCTGGGGGATTTCCACCTTGTTGCTCCGGCCCCGGCGGTGGTGGCGGCGGCGGGGGCGGCACCGCGTACTTCGCCACGTCCATGTCCATTGCCCGGCCCCAGTCGGCCATCAGGGCGTTGAAGAGCTGCGGCTGGCCGGCCTGCAAGAGGCCCTGGGCCACCGGCATGATGATCTGCATGGCGGAGTTGATCTGCTCCACCTTCGTCCCCGGGTTGGGCTTCCTGGCACTGCCGGCCTCCACGCGGAAGTCGAACTCCCGCAGGAGCTGCTCCGGGTCCATGGACTGCACGTGCATGGCCCAGGCCTGCGCCGCCAGGGGGCCCATCAGCGGCAGCACGTCCTGCGGCTGGATCAGCCAGCGGGCCAGGAAGGCCTCCTTGCGGGCCAGCTCCGACAGGGCGTCCTCTAGCTGGTTGGCCATGTCGTCTGGCCGCACAGAGATCTGCTCAGCCTTCACGGTAGCCTCAGCAGCTGACCTGAAGGATGCCCTGGTCATGCCGTAGACCAGCTCTGTCAAACCGACGCGGCGGTCGAACAGCTCAGTGACGGCGGCGACGATGTTCCAGAGGTCCGTGGGTACGCCCGGAAGCTGGAAGACGCTGATGATGTCGTTGACGCTGCGGCCGATGGCCTCAGAGATTTCCACAATCTTGAAGCCCGACTCGTCGGAGTCCAGGATCTTGGCCTTGATGTCGTTGTCGGCGGCCTTGGCTACGCCGATCAGGGTCTGGCTGGAGGTGGCGATCTTGGTCGCCATGAAGCTCATCGCATAGTTGATGAACCGCAGCTCACCAATGCCCGGCTTGATCAGCGAGATGGGGTACGAATACCCGGGCTTGCCGTGCCACTGGAGGATGGTGCAGGGCCAGCCATTGGGCTCGGCCCAGAAGGGGATCGGCCACTGGGCCGCCTGGAACAAGGCGGGAGGGACCCCCGTCTCGTCCACCTCCTCCTGGAGCATGTCCGGGCGGATGTTCAGGGGGTGATCCACGCCCTCGCAGACGACGATGTAGCAGTACTCGCCCAGGGCGTCGAACTTGCCCTTCAGCTCCTTGGGGGCGTCTTTCAGCCGGTCGCCGAATCCGGTCTTGGAGTAGATCTCCCAGTAGGTGACCAGGTCGTTGGTCTTGCCCATCTTCTTCTTCGTCTCGTAGCCCCGCTCCTTGCGGGTGCTGCGAGAGTCATAGCTTTCGGCGTGGCCCTTCAGCTGCTCGGGGTCCAGGCCGAACTTGGCGGCCACAAACTCCTTGGGGTGGCACCGCCGCCGGGCCATCCACAGGATGTCTTCCTGGTCGTCGGCGTCCGGGTCCCACAAGACGTTGTCGAAGCTCTCATAGAAGCTGCCGGCCATCCGGGACTCGCCGCCGGGCACCTGGTACAGCTCCGTAAACCAGCACCCCGCACCCTTGATCAGGGCCTCGTCCACCACCTTGCGGTTGTG